CCATTGACGTTGCCGACTTCCCAGTTCTTACCTCCATGCTTAGGTACAGCATACCGAACTTATCTAGTATGACTGCACCGTTATCAGCTATGGTCTTTTGGTATGGTCTAAGAGTCTTCATACCTTAAGTTTAGTTTGCTCTGCATGCTTGACATCGAAACGTATCATCTTACCGTTTGCTGCCCTCCACGTGTAGGGCTTAATGTTGTACATGAAGTCTCCCCACATGTCGATCCACTGGTAGAACTTCTTCTGAGGAAGGGTGAACTTACCACGTGGACCGTAGTCGGTGTTCTGCTCTGTGAAGTCGTTGTATAGGTCCTGAGCTGGACACTCGCTAAGAGCCTTCGTTCGTTGATTAAACCCATCCCTAGCCCAGTCATAGAAGTCCATAGACGTTCGTGCAATGAACCCACGCTCTCTAAGGTTCTTGAACGTCGACTTCATGAGTCCCTTATTCAGGTACAGCTGTAGGTTTGATATCATGTAGTTGTCGAACTTGTTCCATTCACAATCATCCCACTGAGTGAACAACTGATGCCCAAACTCATGCTCTGGCGTGTGGTTCTTGTGGTAGTGCTGTGCGAACTCTAGCTCCCACTTACGACGCTCGAACGAATTACCGTCACCCTTTATGGCGTAGTTAGTCGTTATGACAATCTTTGGAGACCGTTCAAATGGTATGTGTATCTCGTCCTTGTTCTTCTTCTCTAGAGTGATACCCTCGGTAATAATACTGAACAGCTTCTCGAAGTCAAAGTTCTTGCTCACGTCATCAAACACAAGCATCTGAGTGTCAGCAGATACACGTTGGTACGGGAACGCCTTGGTAAAACTGAACGCCTTACCGTCAATTATAACTGACTTCTTAAGGTGACCAACAGAGCTAACAAATATCCCCTTACCAGTACCACCCTCTGGGTTGTCTGATATGACCTCGTCGTTAATGATAACGGCAGGACTGTAGCTAGCAGGCTTGTGGCTATGCAAAAGATAACCAGCCGTTGACTCGATTGATCTTATTCTATCATCGTCTGACCCTCCAATGTTGCTGATGAACTTCTTGAACACAGCGTCCGAGAAGTCTGCCTTCTTGAAGTTACGGTTGATCTTCTGCTTCTCCCATATGTATCCCTCGATGTCCATGTAGTCTATCGTCTCTATCTTGTTCTTAGTAACCCTTACCACACAGTTCTTGAAGTATAGGTGAGCCGTATCTGCTGTGTCCGTCATTATAGACGGCTTGATGGCATTAAGAAACGACAAGTGGTCCTCCTTGAATAGCTTAGTCTTGTCGGCAAAGTAGTTGTATATGCTCTTGTCTTCTAGGCTATGTAAAGCCTTAAGCACCACGTCCTTGATGGTGTCGTCTGATGCGTCAGATATGATGTTGTTGTTTATCTGAACAAACACAGACGCTGATCCACCCTCTATATAAAACTTGTTGTACCCCATGCTCTCTAGGTATTCCTTGTATAGGTGATTAATATGTGTGATTGCTCCCTTGGAGTTCTTTGACCAGAACACACCTGGAGCGTCGTCCTCCTCGCTAGCAATTGACTCGATAATGTCGTGTGGTACCTTGCTGTTAAGTTTAACTAACTCAACGGTAGGTACGCCACTCTTAGCCATCGTCTTGATGGCGTCTATCTTTGTCGTGTCCTCATAGAACTTGGTGTTGTGAGACGCCTCGTTCTTGTAGGCTGACCGAAGCAGCGTGAGTATTTCCTTATCTTTTCCGCCCTCGTCGTATGACAGCATGACCGACCGAGCGTCAGCCTCTGGTATCCCGAACTCGTTAAGTGCTGATGCTAGGATGAATAGGTTGTTGTTCTTTGCGCCTGCAACCATTCCGAACTCCTTGTTCCACCATATGTTAAGTCGTCGTATTACCTCGTTGTCGTTGTCAAGCACGATGGTAGATCGAGAGGTCTTCTTCTCGAACACCTGGTGCTCCTCGACTAGTATCTTGTCCCACAGCTTGCTCTCCTTGTTTACTTGTACGTCTGGGTCGTATGACTCGTAGCACACACGAGATATGTCCTTTGTCGACGTGTCGAACTCTGGAACGTTGTAGTACTTCTGTAGTGACAGGAAGTAGTTGGTATGGTTTTCAATTATTGGTGGGACCTTTACAAGGACCTTTATGCCGTCACCAGATGGTGAAGTGAACACTGCGTAAGAGTATTCGTCTAGGCACAGCGTGTCTCTGTAGTCCGTCATCGACCACTCGTCAGCAAATCCATCGAAGTCGATGCAGATAAATCCGCTGTGCTTCTGTATGGACTTCTTCTCTCTCTTTAAGAACTCGCCACTGAAACAGATGGCTGGTAGCTTCTTTTTAATTTCGTTCCTCTTAGGCTTATCGTCGGGATGACTTCTGATCGCCTCGCACAAGTCCTTTGAGTTGCCGTTCTTAATTCGTTCGATAGCATAATCAACTGACCTATAGAATGGTTGAGACGTATCAGATAGTGACTTGAAGTATGTTATCATATGCTTTTAGATATAATTTGATGTGTTTTGATGTAATTGTATGCGATTGCATATAAAAACCCACCGACGGTTAATCGGTGGGCTAAGTGATTGATTATCAGAACGGTAAATCTGAATCGTCTTCATCTTGTACTACCTCAGCTACTACCTTTACTGGCTTAGGCTTCGATGGAGCGGCACCAATAGCCTCAACTCTGAACGCCTTTAACGTGTTGAAGTACTTAATATCTCCAGTTGGACTAGTCCACTCACGACCTCTAATGTCGAACGACACCTCTACCTCTTGACCTTCCATGAACGCATCTAGTAATGACGTCTGGTCTTGCTGTAGTTCGAGCATAATATCTTGAGGATACTTGTCGTCTGGGGTTGTTACTATCATTTCTCTCTTAGAAAATTTGTCTGATACTTGTTGAGTATCCTTGATGACCTTGATGGTCCCTTGTAATTTGAACATGTTATTTGTTTTTATTTAAGATTTCATTTGTATATAAGTCTGCATACTTTCTTGCAGCAACTATCCTGATGTTCATGTGCTTGATGTCAGAATCTGTAAGCTCTACCTTTGTCACAGTCACACGCATGTGATCAGGAACGTCAGACATTACGTGCAGGCTGTCGCTCTCCCACTCAGGAACTAGTCCCTCTGGTGTGTCGACAAGCGCATGGAATACCTCTCCAGTTCTCCAAGAGTTATCACCAGTCATCCCGATGAGCATGTATAGGTAAGCCTTTACCTGCCACTCGTACGTGCCGTTGTACTCTGGTCGCTTAGGGAACGTCTTCTTGGTCCACGAGGACTTAGCATCCTTAACCATCTTTGTGTTACTACACACGATGTCAGGGTGTCCTACTAGGCTGTTGTAAGATAAACTTGCATACTCGTCACCTTCGACCAACTTCTTGTGGTCGGTAAAGAACACACGATTGTACACCTCAATGGCTCCGTCCTCAACAGTTGTGTCGGATCCCTTGTCCATCTCCTTGGTAGACACGTGGTCGTTGTAGTGGTAGAGCTCCTTGTCTATGATACTCTCGATAAAGGTCTTTGCTCCTTGAGATAGGGATATCTCCCCACGATTGTAGGCGTCAGATGCAATCATTAACACGTTACGTTCGTCATGCATGTTAGACGTCAGCTCTAGTTTCTTCTTAGCCTTCTCGTCTGTCTCGTTGAGCCACGCTGTGTGTCTCTCGTTCAGTTTGTCAAACGTCCGCTGTTGTGCGTCCGTCAGCCCGTCCGTCCCTAAGAACAGAGGGGATACTCCACTAGCCCTGAACTGCATCGTTCAGTTGGTTAAGTTGTTCTTCCGTTACAGAGTACTTAGCTAGAATCTTTTCTACAGTCGTTGAGCCCTTACCTACAGAGGCTAGTGCCTTAGGGAAGTCGTCATCAGAGATGAACTTCAACGTGTCTACTGCTTGTGGGACTGGCTTACGAGTTGAGAACCTAAGTGCGTCGACCATGCCCTCTGGTGACTTGACCTTCTCTACTCCTAGTACAACCGTCCTGCCGATGAAGTCGTTCTCGTCGACGGACTCATACAACTTACTCAGTCGTTTAAAGTTAGTCACGTTACAGACCATCAGCTTGCTGTACTCCTTAAGTTTAACGAACACCTTCTTCTCGGTGCCCATTGATCCTACAAGGACGTCGTTCACGAACTTGTCTACTGTTACCTCCACCTGGAAGTACTTCTTGTTCTCATCGTCCCATAGGTCCCATGAGCCAAGGTGCTTGTCAGATTCTGCGAATCTTGAGCGATAGTGCGCCATTTATTTAATTTAATTGAGTTAGTGGTGAATACCCTCACCATTTTGGGGACTACAAAGATAGCAGATTATTCAATCTAAT